AACGGTGTAGACCGTGCCGTAGGGGGTGTAAAACTCGTTCAGCAGGTCCTTGCCGCAGAAAACACCCTCCTGCGTGGGGCGTGTGAAGTAGGCCGGGTCGCAGCTCTTGCCGTCCTCCTGCACGTCCTCGACAGAGCAGAGGGACATATAGGCGTCGTGCTCCTCGCAGGCGTCGTACAGCGTCTGCAAAAAGCGCGGCAAAACGACATCATCGGAGTCAATAAAGGAATAATAGCGGCCCTTGGCAGCGTCGATGCCGGCGTTGCGCGCGGCGGACAAGCCCTGGTTCTCCTGATGGATGACCCGCACGCGCTCATCACGGGCGGCGTACTTGTCGCAGACCTCTCCGCAGCCGTCGGTGGAGCCGTCGTCGATGAGAAGCACCTCGATGGGCACATTGATCTTCTGGTCCAGAATGCTCTCGATGCACTCGGCCAGGTAGGGCTTCGTGTTGTAGATCGGCACGATTACGCTGATCGCGATATGTTCCATAATTTATTTCCCCTTCCTCGTATGCAGGCGTCCCCAGGCAGCCGCCGCGCCGTAGGTCAGCGTGGGGCTGGCGCAGAACGCGGCAGCCCGCAGCTTTTCGCCCAGCGGCAGGTATTTGCTTGCCAGTATGTCGGGCAAAATGGCATTCAGATGCTTTTTGTGCGCCATGAACTTGGGCCTGACCTCGGGCAGGTTGCCCGCAGCATCGGACTGGCACCAGAACTGGTAAAAGATCTTCCAGTACCGCACAACGGCCCAGTCGTAGTACTCCTCGCGCCCGGGACGGGCAGAGAAGTATTGCAGCCACTCCCAGTACATCCGCAGGTCGTCGGTCTTGCGCGGCGGAAAGCCCGCCGATGTCGTTCGGGTAGTCGTCCAGCTTCTGGATGATGCTGAGATCGGCGTCGAGTGTCGGAATGCTCATTTATGCCACCCCCGTTTCGTTGAGCGCCCTTTGCAGCTCGCCGTAGCCGCTGCCGCCGTTGACCGGGATCTGCCCGGCCTGCGGGACCTCGGGCACGAGATTGCCGCTCGTCGCGCCCTGATTCATCTGCGACATGGCCTGATTGCCTTTCAGCTTGTCGATCAGCTCCTGCCGCTTGGATACATAACCCTCCGGAATGCGTTCCAGATAGTCCACCAGCTCGATCTTGCCCTGCATGAGCAGATTGTCGAGCGTCTGCACCGTCGTGATCTCCGACCAGTAGGCCGACGCGCCGACGTCGAGCTTCAAAGAAAGCGGGATGCGGTTGAGAATGTCGAAATCGAAGGGCGTATTGAAATCCTGCTCCGGCAGCGTCATGCCGAGCGGCTGCGAATTGAGCTGGTCCTTCGTCAGCATCTTCACCTGCACATACCGCGTGCCGTAGTACACGCGCATGTGGTCGAGGTAGATGCGGCCGAGGTCTTCGATGGATTCGTACATGTTGAGCTTGACCAGCTCCAACGGTGCGTTCGAGGCCCGCTGCAGGGCCACGATGGCGGACGTATTGTCCGGCCTGGTATCGCCGAGGGCCGCGTCGGAAGCGCCCATGAAGTTCTGCGTGTAGTTAATGGCCGAGTCGATGAACTGCGAGACCTGCGGCGAGATCGTCGCCGGGTCAAGGATCTTCGCGACGTTGTTGACGTCGCCGCCGTTGATGCCGATGGCCGCGCCGACTCTGCTGTCCCAGCGTGGCACGCGCGTCTTGTCGTAGACGATCTTCGGGAACGCCGTGGTCATGAGCGACAGCATCGACATAGCGAACAGCTTATTGACGAAGATCTGGTTCGGGATCAGCTCTGCGATCAGCGCCTGCCCGTGGTAGCAGTCCTGCACGTAGTCCCACGGCATCCACGTGATGGGATAGAGCTTCAGGCCCGTGTCCTTCTCCTTCTCGATCTCTACGTCCTTTGTACACTGGAAGCTGTGGATGGTGCCGGTCTCGTCGTCCTTCCAGAGGTAGACGATGAGGGTGCAGAGCTTATCCTGCAGGGTATCCATCTGATTGTTGTAGTCTTCCGTGTCCGGGCGGATGCGGTCGATATCGTCTTTCTTGACGCCGTTGCGCTTGGCAAGGCGCTTAACCTCGTCCACCATGAGGCGGCGGGGGATGATGATATACGGCTGCGTCTGCACACGCCGGTCGTTCGGGTTGCCGAAGATCACGCGCGTGTTCTCGATGATCTCGGTGACGATGTCGCCCTTTGCCTCCTGCCCGGTCTCGATATCCGGGTCAAAGTAGGTGTAGGTCGCGCCGTCGCCGACCGCCGCGTTGCGCATGAACTGGCGCGTCAACGTCACAACCTTGTTCCGCTCAAAAATAGCCGCAAACTGCTTATTCATAACGTCGGCGACCTTCTCAAGATCGCCGAGCGAATACATGCTGGTCGAGCCGAGCGGCGAAGCCTGCATGGAGAGGTTGTCGCTCGAGATCGTCGCGATCTGGAACAGCGCGACGCGCTTGAGGAAGTTAAAGACCGGCGTCGGCAGTCCGTTACTCTCCACGCCCTCCCACTGCTTGCCGATAAAGAAGTTTTCGTTTTTCTGCACCGTGTCGTACAAATTCAGCTGCGTGTTGACCTGTACGCCCCGGTCGTATCTGCGATACGCCTTTTCCGGCGTCATTTTCTCTTTCATCGCTTGTCACCCTGCGGATGGCCGTCATAGCCCAGAATATTGTTCATGCCGTCCATCATGCGCTTCATCTGCTCCTGCATCCGGCGTTCTTCCTCGGCCAGCGCCGAGTCCATCGCCCCAAGCGCGGACTGTGTCGCTTCCGGCTCCCGCTCCTTCTGCGGGGCCGTGCCGCGCGTGACGAGCACATAGCCGAGAATACAGACCGCGATCTGGCAGCCCAAAATCAGCAGCTGCAGGATCAGCCCAAGAATCGTTTCCATAGCACCCTCCTATTTCACATTTCCGGTGTAGCGGACCTTCTGGTCGATACCGAGCACGGTCACGTCGCCGAAGGTCGAGCCGCTTGTAATGACGATCTTGTAATAGACGAACTTCTTCACCTTCAGCTTGATCCGCTCGATCTGCGGCGCGCGGTTCGTCAGGAACGACCAGTGAATGAAATTCACGTGATCGAAGCCGGACAGGCTAGAGGCCACTTCCTTCTCCGCGTAGTCGCTCTTTTTGTCCGACCGGGCGGAAATCAGGATCCGCGCATTCGTCGCGGGCTTCATCGAGACCCAGATGATGGAGCTGGTCTTGCGCTTGTAGTCGGCGTTGAACGACATGTTCCCGGATTCATACCGGGATTCGATCGCCACGCCGTCGTCCGACGTGTGCATATGGTCGAAGTCGACCAGCCGCCCGTCGGAGAAGCCCAGATACATTGCCATCCCGTCCGCGCACGCGCAGGTCGCCGGGAGGCCGGTGAACATGTACCAGACGTTCGTCTCGTAGTTGTTGACCAGCACGGTCCCCTGCGCGTCGTTCAGGAACACGAAGTATTCGTGCGTCATGTTGTTGTCGAAGGTGAAGATCTTCGACACGTCCGCGCTGTTCATGGTCTGCTGCACACGGGCGGAGATGTTTTTCGCGTTGCGCTCGTCGGCGTACAGCG